GTCAGCGATGGATGATGGTGCGCAACCCCAGTCGAGTGGCGACTAAGCTTGGGTTTACCAAGATTAAGATGTCACTTGGTCTGTATGCGCGCTACGTTAGGACCGTTGCTCTGGGGGAGCTGTCACGCTTGCGCGGTGTGCCCGTTCTACAACCGTTTCTCCAGGCGGTTATACGCGATACGGAGAGTGTTATGCTCAGGGAAAAGATCAAGGGGATCGATTTACGTGCTATCCGGGATAACTTTAGGTTTGGTTGTTACCTGCCTGGGGATTGGATGGAAGCACGTGTCGAACCCATCACCTTGGAAGCTCGCGTGGGATACGAGCGAAGTTGGGATGTCCCTGTCTCAGAACAAATTCGAATCGAACAGGATCTCGTGAGAGGTCTCATCCCGACGGGGGTGCGATACGGTAGGCCAATAGGATCATTGTTTCCGACCTATTGGGACTACGATTGGGAGCGTATCGAATCATACAATGTGTCTTGTTAGGGGTTACAACTGAGACGATCAGTGCGAAAGCCAAGAGACTGCACGGCCCCATTCCCAACAAGATGAACAGTCCCTAGGAAGCTAGGTGTGCATGACCGCTTCAAGGAAACAAAAACAAAAACAACGCAAAGTCGCCGCTACTCGTAGCCGCGCTCGCCCGCAGGCGAAGATGACGATGGTGAAAGCTCCGGCAGCCACGTCCTCGACCATGAAAGCTTCGAAGTTTCAGATGACTCAAAACGGCGCAGTCTGTAAGATTGTGGGCCAGGAGTTTTTGGTGGTTTGTCGCAAGACGGCCGGCAATTTCTTGGCCGCGGTGTTCGACATGAATCCGGCCACATGGATTGGCACAAGGCTGGTTAACGTCGCACGCTCTTATGAGCTATACCGTTACAACCGAGCAACTTTACACTTCGTTAGCGCAACAGGAACGGCGGCTGTCGGTTCAGTCGCCATAGGGTTCGAGACCGACCCCAATGAACCAGTACCCGCCAACGGTAACTTTTTCCAGCGCACGCTTGCTAATCACTATAGCGCTCTTACGCCGGTTTGGAATGCGGCTTCGGCTGATTACGTCCGACCGACAGTTGAGTCACGGTGGTGGCATTGTTCGATGGAGGAGTCTGATCGGCGTCAAACGACGCAAATGATGGCGTACGCGGTCACCAATAGTCCAGTCGACGAAATCGGGTTTTTGACTCTGTCTTACGAGTTGGAGCTCATGTACCCGGAGTTGGAGGCTTCTATTGGTCAGGAGAATTTCTCCAATTCGACCGTAATGAATTCGAATCCAAGCCGTGCAATCAATGACCCTATTGTTGCCGGCTTCAACAATGCGGACCAGGTACGCTTGATTGAGACGATCAATTCATCAGGTGCTGATGTTGGGGATTTGCGCAGTGGCGGTAGCAATTTCACGCTTTCACCGGGACAATCTCTGTTCTGGGCCTACTTGGAGGCCGGTGGGTTCACAGCCTATCGGACAATCGAGGCGGCCCGGGTGGGGTCATCTCCGGTCACAACGCTTGTTGCGATCGCTGCCAACGCACTCATTAATCGGTTTACGAGTCGCGTCATCTCGCGGTCCTTTACCGGATTTTGATTGCACACCATCGAGTCGGGCATCCCTCAGCGTGTGGAGGGCCGGCTTTAAATTGCACACGAGCGCTAGGAAGCGCGGTTCGCAGCCACCCGGCGTCAACCATCCGAAAGGAGCACCTTAAAGGTTGATCGAGGCTGAATACTGGTGGTAGGGTTCGGCTGGGAGTAACCTGGGTATGCATGGTGGGACTTGATCCAGAT